TGAAATAAAAGATATGATAGAACAATATAAAGACAAATTAAAAGAATTTTCTTAGTTTTCATAGTAATTTTTGTTTGAAATTGGGTAACTTAACGGTTACCCTTTTTTTTGCAATATGTTAAAATTATGTTAAAGTATTAATAGTTAGTTTGATATTAAAAAAATACTTGTATATTTGCTTCATAATTAAAAACAAATACTATGAAAGATTTAATCGATTACCAAAGATTCCAGGTAGAAGCTTTACAAAAGCGTATCTGTGAATTAGAGAAAAACCTTAACGAAGTAAAAACCTATGTATTCGAACTTTGTGAAGATAATTGCCCTGAAGAATACAAAATTATTATTAAACAACAAATTTATAATTTAGAAAAGTAATGAAATTATTACACGAAAAACTAAGTAAAATCCAAGTAGAATTTAAATCGAATAAGAGTAAATTTAATTCATTTGGTAAGTACAATTTTAGAAGTGCAGAAGATATATTAGAAGCACTTAAACCATTTAATGAAAAGTATGGTGTATACTTTACTATAACTGAGGAATGTTTATTTTATGGTGATATACCAACTATTTGTTCAGCGGCAACTATACACGATATTGATGGTGTACAAGAAATTAAAGCTACTGCAATAGTAGGAGTAGATTTAGCACAAAAAGGTATGCAGATACCACAAGCTTTTGGATCAGCTTCTAGTTATGGTAAAAAGTATGCTTTAGGCAACTTATTACTTATTGATGATACACAAGATGCCGATGCAACTAATACACACGAAAAAGAAAATAGTAAACCTAGTGTAGAAGTTAAAGAAAAAGAGTTATCTTGGCTAAATAAAAATACACCTGAATTTACACAAGCTATTGAATATTTAAAAAAAGGTGGTAAATTAGCAGCAATAGAAACTAAATACAAATTATCAAAATCAGTAAAAGACGAACTATTAAAAATTAAATAAATAACAATTAAATTAAAAATTATGAGTACATTATTAAACATTGGAATTAAACAACAAGATGGAAGTTATAAAAACTATACTTTATCTTTAAATGATGAAACTAACGGATACGGACAAAATGTATCAGTATGGGAATCACAAACTAAAGAACAACAAGCTGCAAAAGAACAAAGAAACTTTGTAGGTAATGGTAAAGTAGTTTGGACTGATGGTAATGTTAAAGTAGCTGATAAAGTAGTTACTAATACAGACCATAACAGCGTTAGAAACATTAAAGTAAACGCTGCTGAGGTAGTTGCTGATTTACCATTTTAATTTATCAAGGGTAGTGTAAAAGCTACCCTTTTTTTAAACAAACAAAAACTATGTTAGCGAATTTATTAGATATACAAAAAAACATTTTAGATGTTAAATATGGTAGGGTTAAAGAGGGACTTAAAATTAACATACCGGAATTTGATGAACACATTAGATTTAAACCTGCAAACTTTAATGTTATTATAGGACACGCCAATGTAGGAAAAACTACAGTTATTCTTTACTTAATGACTATGTACACTATTAAGCATAATATTAAGTGGTTAATCTTTTCTTCAGAAAACACCTCAACTTCAGTAGCTAGAAAAATACTAGAATTTGCAAGAAATAAAGCAATTCAGCAAATGACTGATGATGAAATAGAATTTGGTTTAAACTGGGTATTACAGCACTTTAAAATTATAGATGTAGATAAACTATATACTTACAAAGATTTGCTTAAAGAAGCTAAAGAAATACAAGATGAATGGCACTACGATGCTTTACTTATTGATCCTTACAACTCACTTGCAAAAGATAGAGATTTAATGAAAAATGTAGGTAGTCACGAATACGATTACCAAGTATCTAGCGAAATGCGTTTATTTTGTAAAGAAAATCAAATATCTATTTGGTTAAATACTCACGCTGTTACAGAAGCTTTAAGAAGAACACACCCAAAAGAACACGAATATAATGGTTTACCTGTGCCTCCAAATATGGCAGATGTAGAAGGTGGTGGTAAATGGGGTAACAGAGCTGATGATGTATTTACTATTCATAGATATACTCAGCACCCAACAGATTGGATGATTAGCGAAGTACACGTAAGAAAAGTTAAAGAAGTAGAAACAGGTGGTAGGCCTACTTCAATAGATGCACCTATTAAATTAAGAATGATGCCTAATAATATTGGTTTTACTTATGCAGGTGTAAACTTACTACAGGCAAAAAATATTAAAGGTTTGGACTTTTAGTTATCTACTTATTAAAAATTAATTTATACATTTGAACTATGGAAAAAATAACAATTAAAAATCATTTAAACGATTTGCAATTAAGCACTAGCAGAATGTTAGTTTATCACTCTGATAATGCTGAGCTGTTAACCTACTTTAAAAATGTAACTTTTAAGCTACAAATGATAGAGGAGTTAATTAATGCAGAAGATAGCTTAGATTTCGCAGTTATTGAAGAAGCATTTAAAACGATTTTAAAGCAAGATAATGAGTTAACTAATATAGAAATTAACATACAGGTTAAACCTGCTTTAAAAGAAATAAAAATAGGTAAAATAAAAGCTAAACTTTTCAATTATGATATTGCTTATTAGTTTATTAATATTTACTCTAATAACTTGGGCAGTTTACTCAGGTAAAGAGTTACAATTTGCAATTATACACGGCTTTATGATAGGTTGTTTATACGATGTAGATCAACAAGAAGAAGAAAATTACCACACTATACAAGTGTTACTAGGTATTTTATCAATTAATATTTTATGGGAATCTTAGAAAAAGTTGCAGAGTACCAAGATTACTTAGTTGAATTAGCTTCAGTATTTGAATCAGAATTTGCAGAAGATATTGTACAAGAATTTTATCTTTTGTTACATAAATACAAAGTAACAGAAGAACAAATGTTTACTAATGGTAAATTAAATAGAGGTTATTGCTTTATTATTATTAGAAACATACATTTTCAAATTTACAATGTAAAAAAACGAATAACTAAATGCGAATTAAATGAAGAAATTTACAATATGGTAGATGACTTTGATTTAGAAAAAGAGTTAGATTGGAACGAATTTAGAACTAAAGCAGAATCTGAAGTAAACAACTGGGATTGGTACGATAAAAAACTATTTTCTATTTATAGAGATTCTAATATTAGCATTAGAGGACTTGCAAAAGAAACAGGAATAAGCTTTGTAAGTATATTTCACTCACTAAAAAAGCATAAAGAAAAATTAAAAGAACTATTAAAAGAAGATTACGATAACTTAAAACTATAAATTATGGCAAAAAGAAAACCAAAAGGATTAGGAGATACTGTAGAACAAATTACAACTGCTACAGGTATTAAAGCAGTAGTAGATGCTGTATCAAACGCTACAGGAATTAATTGTGGATGTGATGCAAGAAAAGAATTTCTAAATAAAATTTGGAGCTACAGAAAACCAAACTGCTTAAACGATGAAGATATAGAATTTTTACTACCTTACTTTCAGTTTAAAAAAGAAACTTTAACTCCTAAAGAACAATGGAGAATTAAAGATATTTATAAAGCTGTTTTTAATGAAGTAATACAGGATAGTAATTGTGCTAGTTGCTGGAGAGATACACTTAACGATTTAAGAAAAGTTTACGAAACTCAACAGGATGCATAACTGGAACGAACAAGATCTATTTCTTTGGCTAAAAGAAAATATCTATAAGGACTTGGTTAAATCTAAAAACCAAATGAGCCGATGGGATTGCTATTCACCACAATTCAAACACAGAATAGAATTAAAGTGTAGAACAGCACACTACGATAATATGCTTTTAGAAAAAAAGAAATATGATGCTATGTTAGTAGAATGTGAAAAGCATTTAGATATTCCTATTTATGTTAATTCTACTCCAAGGGGTGTTTACTTTTGGAATTTACTAATGGTAAAACCTGATTGGGAAACTAACAACAAAAACCCTGCTTCTACACATTTTAGTTTACGATACAAAGTAGCAAAAGAGGTAACTTATTTAAAAATACAACCTGAAAACATTTTAAAAGAAATATGAATATAATACAACTAGAATACTTAAAGTCAATTATCTTAGGGCAACTACTTTTAGAAGCTAATGATAATTTAAAAACAACTACACAATATAGACAAAGTTTAAAGAATAGAATTAACTCTTTAAATAAAGACCTGGAGCATATTGTAAGTGAAGAATATGTTAAGATGCACAAATCAGAACCTGAAATGCTTTTAAACATAGAAAGAAAAATAGAAAGTTTAGTACACAAACTAGCAACTAAAACTATTGATGAATTAGTAATTTTAGAAGCTATTATAGAAAAGTACGAAACTAATAAAGAATGGTTTTTAGAATATACTGAATCTGAATTTTTAAGAATAGAATAATGGCACAAGTAGATATGAGAGCAACACAATTTCATTACGAAAATAATAAAGGTTATGATGTAATAGATTTTATTAAAGATTATAACTTAAACTTCAATAGAGGTAATATAATTAAATACCTTGCAAGAGCAGGTAAGAAAGATAACGAACTCCAGGACTTAAGAAAAGCTTTAGATTATCTGCAAAGAGAAATAGAGCATTACGAAAAACTACAAACTGAATGGATTGAAAACAATAAATAATTTATACTATGCCAATACCAACACCACAACCAGAAGAAAAAGAAAATGAATTTATACAAAGATGTATGATTGATGATATAATGGTAGAAGAATACCCAGATAAAGATCAACGATACAGTATTTGTATAGCACAAATTAAGGGGAGCAAATAGCTTCCTTTTTTGTTAAATAAATGTTAAAGTATTTTTTTATTAAAATAATATGTTTACATTTGTATATAATTTAAAAACAAATAACTATGAACAAACAAGAAATTATTACAAAACTAGAAAGATTATTAGCTTTATCACAAGCTAGAGAAGATGTTTACTTAGTAGCTAATTTAACAGATGTTATAGCTGCTTTAAGCAAAGAATTTGATTTAAGTGATATGTACGCACAAGAAGTCAGAGAAGTATTAAATACAGATGAAACTATGAATTTATTAAATAACATTAAAATAAGATAATATGATAACTACATTTGATGGCAAAGTTTGGGATAAAGAAGAAATATTAGATAATATGTATGATGATAGTTTTTACTATGATTACTTAGGGCAAAACGCTTTAAGTAGTTCAAGTATTAAAACTTTATTATCTTCTCCTAAAACTTATTACTTTACTACTAAATACGGATCAGGAGAAACACAAGCTTTAAGAGATGGTAAACTATTCCATACAATGGTATTAGAGCCAAACAAATTAGATGATATGATATTTGTAGAAGCTGCAACAAAAGCAAGTAAAGAATATAAACTAGCAAAAGAAACTGGTAAAGAAGTTTACACTAAAAGTGAACTAAAAGCAGCAGAAAGATTAACAGACGCTTTATTTAGAAACGAAGCAGTAATGGAATATTTAACTAAAGCTGAATTTGAAGTACCACAAATAGCTATGATAGATGGTATACCTGTAAGGGCAAAAGCAGATATAGTTAAAGGCAATACTATTATAGATTTAAAAACTACTACAGGTATAAAAGATTTTAGGTACAGTGCAGATAAATACAGTTACGATTTACAAGCGTGGTTATATAAAAAAATGTTTAATGTAGATAACTTTGTATTTATTGCAATAGACAAAGGTAGTTTAGATATAGCTATATTTGAATGCAGTGATGAATTTTACGCTAAAGGAGAAGAAAAGTTTAAGCAAGGTATAAGCAACTATAAACATTTTTTTCAAACTGATGGTGTAGATATAGACCAGTATGTATTAAGAGGAATATTATAATTAAAAACAAAAACTATGAAACTAAAAAAATACAATAAAAATTTAAAAATTGAAAAT